AGTTGTCGCAGATGAAGATCGCATGATCGAGACGATGGATAATCCATTAGGCAAGATACCTGCTGTATTCCTACCTGCACAAAGATCAGTCACTAAAGGTATTGGTATATCTGATCTCTCTGATGTTGCTTATATGCAACGCGCTATATACCAAGAGCTATCAGAAATAGAGCAATTGATAAGAATATCTAATCACCCAACTCTTGTTAAAACCTTTGGCACAGATGCAAGTGCGGGCGCAGGTGCGGTCATTAATCTACCTGATGACATAGATCAGGGGCTAAAGCCTTATCAAATGCAACCAAGTGGTTCTAATTTAGATGCAGTTAGAGCATCGATTACCGATAAGGTCGAGGCTATCAATAGAATGTCTCACATGGGCGCTGTTCGCGGTACACAGGCAATGACTCAATCAGGCGTTGCAATGCAGACAGAATTCCAAATGCTAAACGCTAAATTAAGCGAGAAGGCCGACATATTAGAGTTAGCAGAGGAGCAATTGTTTACTCTGTTCTGTGAGTGGCAGGAAGTTACTCCAGATGTTGAGATTTCCTATCCTGATTCGTTTGATCTTAGAGACTATGATAAGGAACTGGCCTTCCTACAAGGCATTAGATCAAGCGGTGTTCGATCTGTGACGTTAATGCAGAACATTGATATGCAGATTGCTGACCTTGTTCTCGATGATGAGGCACTTGCCAAAGCTCATAAAGAGATTGAAGAGAGTACAGCGGTGCTTGGTGACTTCTCTGATAAGACTCAGATATACAGCTACCACATTGATGCAGGTGTTGTAACGCCTAATGAGGTAAGAGAGAAGATTGGCTTGGAAGAGATCGAGGGCGGTGATGCTTTGATTGAGCCAAAGGAAGATGAAGGTTCTGAACTAGGTCAGTTCTAATGTCAGCAGAGAGCGAATACTCTGATCTCTTAGATCGGTTAGCTGACAAACACCAGGAGCGAATGGTCACAGCCTTAAAAGAGCTAGAGGAGCGCGTTGCTGAACTCATGGCAACTGCACCGATACGCGATGGGCAACTGTTTGACCTAGAGTGGGCAATCTCTGCAAGGGCCGAGCTTAGACGTTTAATTGATGATGTCTATTTAACCGAGGTTCAAGCAGCAGTTAGCCAGTATAGGAATGTCTCTAACTCAGCACTAGCCATGCTCAAGACATACGGTGACTTTACTCAAGTTGATGCCGCAGTCATTACACAATTACAGCGATTATCTTTTCAAGGCTTTGAGGCGATGGCCGCAGAGTATTTAGATATTTTAGCCACAGAGGTTTACCAATCAACGCTAACCGGGCGAGCGTTTAAAGACTCGGTTAAGAACCTTAGACAAAGCATTAACGGCATCTATATACAGAGTGACTCGGTAGAGGCTAATCGTTTAGTTGACATAGCCGCTAACGGCACAGCCGCACAAAGAGCCGCAGCAGTTGATGAACTAAGAACGCTCTACGCTAGAGACAGGGCAGGCAATAACCTTAGACGCTATTCGGTTCAGATGATGCAAGACAGCCTTATGCAGTTTGACGCATCGATTAACACAGCGATAGGCAAAGAGTCAGGTGCTACCAAGTGGAAGTATTACGGCTCATTAATTAGAGACAGTAGGGAGTTTTGTAAAAAGCACGTTGGCAAAACGTTTACAAATGAAGAGATACAAGAAACGTGGTCGCAGAGTTGGGCAGGTAAAGCAGCAGGTGATCCGTTTATTGTCAGGGGCGGTTACAACTGCCGCCATCATTTTAGGCCTACGTTTGAGGATTAGAAATGCCACACCATTATTTGAAGCCTAAAAAGAAAAAGAAAAAAAAGAACAGGTAAGATTTTTTAACTACTCGAAAGAGGTTCGTACACATGAGCGATGAAATCATGGAAGTAGAAAACGCTGAGACTGAGACAGCGGCAGTAGAAACTCAGGATAAGACGTTTACTCAAACTCAAGTAGACAAAATGATCGCAGAGAGATTAGCACGACAATCACGCAAGTTTGAAAACCAAATTGGTGGCATCAACTTAGATGAAGCCAAGCAGGTACTCAAAGAGCGAGAGGAGGCTAACTTACAGGCTCAAAAAGAGCGCGGTGAATTTGAATCTATCTTAAAGCAGACAGTAAGCAAGAAGGATGAGGAAATAAACGCATACAAGACGAAGTTGCATCAAACACTGGTAGACGGTGCTTTGTTGACAGCCGCATCGAGTAATAATGCTGTTAATCCTAACCAAGTCTCAACCCTACTTAAAAACCAAGTGAGGTTGTCAGACGATGGAACTGTTGAGGTATTAGATAGCAACTCTGTTGCCCGGTACAACGATAAGGGCGATCTGTTATCTGTTAATGAAGCGGTATCCGAATTTTTAACTGCAAATCCGCATTTTGTAAGAGCGACCCAAGGTGGCTCTGGAAGTATGGGCAATGCAGGTGGCTCCACACAGAAGCCTCCAACTGTGGCAGAAATGAACGAGAACTGGACAACGTGGGGCAAAGATGCCTACGCCAAACTTCAGGCCTCTAATAAACGATAGCAATATCTAAATCACACGAAACAGACCGCCTTTTGGCGGTTTTTTTTCGCCCATACAAAAGGTAATTAATCATGGCAGCAACAACCAGTACGACTCTTGACGATCTCTTTGTCAATATCATCGCTCAAGCGCGGTTCACCGCAGAAGAGCAATCACTCATGCTTGGCCTTGTCACTCAATACAACATTGGGTCTGAGGCAGGTAAAACAATCCAAGTACCAAAGTACCCTGCAATAGCCGCAGCAGATTTAACTGAAGGTTCTGATATGTCATCAACGACTGTTAGCACTTCATCTGTCTCTGTAACTGTCGGTGAGGTAGGGGCTCAAGTGTTGCTTACAGACGTAGCGTCTATGGGTGCGGGCAACCCTGCTGTTGAGTTGGGAACTGTTCTTGGTAACGCTATTGCGACCAAGATGGATAAGGACTTGATCGCTCTGTTTGATGGATTCTCATCTTCATTTGGATCAGCCGGTGCAGAGACTACTGTTGCCGACCTATTCAAAGCAGCCGCTACTTTGCGAGCTAACAAAGTTGTTGGCCCAATGGCAGCCGTTGTGCATCCTTTCCAAGCGTTTGCAATCAAGTCTGGCCTAACTAACACGTTTGCTAATCCGAACGGTGGTGATGTTCAGAACGAAGCAATGCGAACTGGATACGTTGGAACGATTGCGGGCATCGATGTTTATGAGTCTGCAAACATCACTGTTGACGGATCAGGTGATTGTAAAGGTGCTGTATTTGCACCAGAGGCAATCGCTATTGCAATGAAGCGTGACTTTAACATTGAGCCACAGCGTGATGCGTCTCTACGCGCTATAGAGTTGAATGCAACTGCCGTTTACGGTGTTGCAGAGTTAGATGACTCTTACGGTGTTGAAATCCTTGGTGATGCAACTTTGTAAGCTAGATCAGCCTCATCCTTTCGGGGGTGGGGCTTTTTTATTGGAGTATTTATGGCATTTTCTACAGATGCAGATTTATTGGCAATTGCACCAGACATATTAAGCCTTGGTATTGATTCATTCTCTACAGAACACGCAAAGGCGCAGTCAGATATAGAAAGGCATATCCGAGCTAATTGGTGGGATAAAAGAGGATTCTCTGGCGAGCTTAAGCCACAGTATCTAACTGATTCTCAATGGACTCGATCAAGTGCCTACTTAGTTCTATGGAAGTACGCTCTACCTCAACTGACTAATTGGGTTGATAACGATAGATTCTTAGGGATGATAGATTTTTATAAGTCACGTTATGGCGAGGAGATCGAGGCTGTCTTTAAAGACGGTGTTGAGTATGACGATGACAATGACGGAACCATTGATGAGGATGAAAAAACCCCTATTAACGATGGTCGGCTTGTTAGGTAATGCAATTTAACGTCCAGATAAAGCCTAAAGATATTGCGAAACGTGTACAGAAGCGCGGTAGAGCATTAAGAAACAGCATTAAGTTAGCGTTATCAAGAACGGCTCAATCCGGTATCCCTATCATTATCGACAATTTAGATAAGGGCAAAGGTTACAAAGGATCGTTTAAACCCTACACAAAAAAGTACAGAGATTGGAAGTTAGGCAGAGCAGATTTAAGTGCAGGGCCACCATCGCCAATTCCTAATCTACAGCTAACAAATCAGATGATTAGCTCACTGACTACAAAAGCCAATAGCAGTAGAGCAGAGATATTCTTTAGTAACGCAAACGCCAACAAGAAAGCCGCCTTTAACAATAAAACGCGTCCGTTTATGGGCTTTAACAGGCGTGATGAAAAGCGTTTAAGAAACGTCTTTGAGAGGAACCTAGCATGAGTATTCGAGAGTTAATTGCTGAGAATATCGTTCAAACGCTAGAGGATGTACATACACCAATAAGGTTGTCTTATGTAACCCGGCAGCCATTTGATTTTGACAAATTATCAAACGCACAGTTTCCGGCTGTTCTAGTTAGAACGGCTGATGAGAATCGTGAAGATTCTACCGTGGGCGGCTCAATCGGCAAGCGCATGGGAACTATTAACTATGAACTGGTTTGCTTTGTAAAAGGCAAAGAAATAGACCAGGCGAGAAACAATATCATCGAGACAATAGAAGAGGGTCTGGATGTTGACAGAACTAGAGGCGCTCATGCGTTAGATACGCAGATTGTCTCTATAGAAATTGACGAAGGTCAAATCGATCCCATCGGTGGGGTTATTTTAACGGTTCGCGTGATGTATCAATACACTCGCGGCACAACATAGAGGAAAGGCAAGATGGCAACAGTAACAGGTCAATCAGGTGTCGTGAAGTTACAACTAGCGGACACGTCCGTCGCTCTTGTTGGTGAAGTAAGATCATTCACCATAGACGATAGCGCTGACACAATTGAAAGCACAAAAATGGGTGACACTCGACGTACTTACAAGCCGGGTTTAGCTAATACAACAGTCAGCATTGATTGCTATTGGGATGACAGCGATGCTCAACAGTTAGTTCTTGATACGCGAGCAATTGTTGATTGGGAAATAAGCCCGAGCGGAACAGGTTCCGGTGCTAAAAAGTATAGTGGTCGAGGAACTGTAACAAGCAAGTCATTGACCGCATCATTTGACGGCATGGTTGAGGCAAGTTTTGCTATACAGTCAGACACTAACGTCGAAGGCGCTCACTAATGGGTTTGGCTAGGGAGTTAAGAGCAAGAAGGACAATACCTCTGCGCGAGGTTGTTGTTGAGGCTTGGTCTGATGAAAAAGGCGTACCGTTCAAACTCTATTGCGGTTCTATTAGCTGTTATGACTTAAATGAGTTGCAAAAAAAGCATCCTAAGTTTCTTGAGAATACGACAGTCGGAGCAATGGTTGATCTGATTCTTATGAAGGCAATGGATGAGGCTGGTGAAAAGCTGTTTACCTCTGCTGAAGATCGTATTGATCTAATGGGTGAAGAGACAACGGTGATCTCTGAGATTGCTAATCAGATGTTTGCAGAGATTGAAAGTCCAGAGATAGCTGAAAAAAACTGAGACGCGATCAATCGAGGATGAATCTTTTGTCTTTGGCTGATCGCTTGCACATGAGTATTTCGGATGCTGAACAAATGCCGGTAAACCATTTCAATGAGTGGATGGCGTATTTCAAAATAATGAGTGAGAACAATGGCTGAAAACGTAAAAATTACGATTAGCGCAATTGATAAAACCAAGAAAGGCTTTGGTTCAGTTGGTCGCGCATTAGGCGGTTTAACTAAGTCTATATTTAGTATGCGTACAGCGTTGGTCGGAGTTGCAGGTGCAGCCGGGTTTGGTTTACTTGTTCGATCCTCATTAAATGCCACTGACTCATTAGCTAAGACTGCATCGAAAATAGGCACTACCACCGAGGCTTTAAGTGGTTTACGTTTTGCCGCAGAAATAACTGGCGTTGCTACAACCACGATGGACATGGCTCTGCAAAGGTTTACGCGTAGAACAGCAGAGGCCGCAAAGGGTACAGGCGAAGCAAAAGGCGCGTTGCAAGCTTTAGGAATTAACGCTAGACAGCTAATTGACTTACCGCTTGATGAAAGGATGCTTGTCCTTGCTGATGCGTTTGCTAAACAAACAAATGAGTCACAAAAACTTGCATTGGCATTTAAGTTGTTTGACAGCGAAGGTGCAGCCCTTGTAAACACGTTAAGTCTTGGCCGAGATGGTCTTTCTGAGTTGCTTGGCGAGGCTAGAGCGTTAGGGGTTGTTATGTCCTCTAGCGCGGCAAAAGGAGTTGAAAACGCAACAGACTCTCTTACAAAACTTAAAGCAATTACTAAAGGACTAAGAGATCAATTTGTTGCGGCCCTTGCCCCTGCTATCGAGTCATTAACAACGCAATTTACAGATTTTTTCAAAGAAATTTCAGAAAAAAAAGGCGGTGTTGAGCAGTTTGCAAAAGACATGGCAAAAGCTTTTTTAAATGCAACGCTTGCAGTAGTTGAGTCTTTAGATACGATTTTAACAAATGTTGGTAAAACCTTTAATGCATTTAAATCTAACATTTCAAACTTTCAAAGAGTTGCACAAAAAATTGATTTAAAAGGCTTTGAGCAACAAGCTGTAAGATTACAAGAAGCACTTGACATCATATTTCACGAAAAAAGAGCATTAACCCTTCCAGAAAGATTAAAGGCGGGTTTAAATAAAGCAAATCCTAGTGTTCTAGAAATTACACGTCGCTTTATGGAAGTCCAAGCGCAGATTGATGAAGTCGAAGCAAAAATGCAAAGCGGATTAACTCCTATTGATTTATCTAATGTAATTGACGTTGAGCAATTTCGGGAAAAAATTAATAGCCTTATTGCAATTATAGATGGCGGTGGAGACGGTAAAGGATTAACTGAAACTGTAACCGAATCTGTTGGCAAAATACGGCAAACATTTTTAGATTGGCAAGACAGTTTAGGTGATGTTGATTTAGCGTTGCAAGATGTTGCTAAAAAAGGCATGAACCAATTTACTGACGCATTTACTGATGCAATTACTGGCGCAAAAAACTTTGCAACAGCGATGAAAGACATGGCTAAGTCTGTTGTTGATAGCCTTATAAGAATGCTTGTTCAGTATTACATTACAAAGCCTTTATTTGATGCGATAACTGGTAGCTTTGGGGGGACATCTGCGCCAATAAGACAAGGTGTTGGAACAATGGGGTCAGGTAGTCCTACAACCTCAAGCATTTCCCCAAAGTTTGAGGGCGGTGGATTTACCGGGTACGGCTCAAGATCTGGAGGCGTAGATGGAAAGGGCGGTTTCCCTGCAATACTTCATCCTAATGAGACAATCATTGACCATACAAAGGGTCAGTCATCAGGTGTTGTAGTTCAGCAAACAATTAACGTAACCACAGGCGTACAACAAACCGTACGTGCTGAGATTGTTCAGTTAATGCCTCAGATAGCTCAAGCGGCTAAAGGTGCTGTTGCAGATGCTAGATTGCGCGGTGGTAACTTCTCTAAAGCAATGGCGGGAGCGTAACCCATGCCTTTAACCTTTCCCTCTGTTGGCATACAGAATATGTCAATGAGACTCCGCAGGGTTGTTTCTGTTTCTGAGTCACCTTTTACTTTAGATACACAAACACACGTACACCAGGGAGCCAAATGGGAAGCAGAGGTATCTTTACCGCCCTTAAGTCATGCGGAGGCTAGAAGTGTTGAGGCATTCATTATTGCTCTTAAAGGACAATCTGGGACTTTCTATTTTGGCAATCCTTTACATACAGGCACTGTGTCGAATAACGGTTGTAATTCTGCAAGTATAAGGGCTGAGTCATTAACGCTAACATCAGGCGCACAGGCTATTCCAGCAGGTACTTATTTTGAGATAAATAATTATCTCTATATCACGACTGAGGACAAGGCAGGTGGATCAACTACCTTGAATTTTCAGCCGCCTCTGCGTATTGCAATAACCTCTAATCAGCCTGTAGATTTTAGCTTACCTAAAAGCACTTGGCGCATGACCTCTAACGAGATTGGCTGGTCAATAAACGAGGCAAGTATGTATGGCTTTACGTTTGCTTGCTGTGAGGCACTATGAGTAGAACGCTTACCAGTGCTATGCAGAGTATGGCAGCAGCCAAAGTCTCGCGCCCTATCTTTCTTGTTCGCATGGTATTTGACCAGAATATTGCAGCAGGAAGTTTTCTTACAGGCCATAAATATAAAATAGTCAGTGTCGGCAACACAGACTTTACAGCGATTGGAGCATCATCAAACACAGTCGGACTTGATTTTACTGCAACAGGTGCAGGGTCAGGAACTGGAATCGCAAGCGAAAGCCCAAGCGAATTAAATGTCTGGACAGGCATGGGCGATCTTACCTATGACAGTGAAACCTATACAGGGTTAGGTGATCTGTTATCAATAAGCGAGATTAAAGAAACCTCTGATGTCAGTGCAACAGGAATAAACGTGGCTTTGACAGGTGTTAAATCATCGCTCATTGCTGTGGCTAAAAACCACGAATATCAAGGTCGAGAGTTGACGGTTCGACTAGGCGCGTTTGATGACTCTGGTTCTCTAATAGCTGACCCGGTAATTATCTTCTCTGGCTTTATGGACACGATGACAATCTCTGAGGCAGGGGAATACTCTACGATTACCATTGCTGTAGAAAACAAGCTTGTTGCCTTTGAGCGATCAAAGGTGAGACGGTACACGGCAGAAGATCAAAAGATAGAGCATCCAACTGACAAAGGCTTTGAGTATGTAACAGCCATTGTTGAGAAAGAGATTCTATGGGGAAGGCCGACAGGTACAGCGCAAGGTGGCGGTAACAATGGTCATCAAGGAGGCGCAGGTAATAATAACATTGGTAATATTGCATGATTATAAGGCACGAATGCCTTGCTAATGTTAAAGAAGATATTAAGCCTTTACTCAACAAGCACTGGCAAGAGACAGAGCCAAATCAACAAACAATTGCACTTAATCCTGATTGGGAACAGTACGCGCTGTTAGATCAGGCAGGAATATTGCGAGTCTTTACCGCAAGAGATAATAAAGAATTAGTGGGCTATTGCGTAGTGATGATCTCTAAAAGCATTCATCACAAAGATCACACGTTTGCATCGACAGACGTTATTTATATTAAGCCAGAGTACCGACAAAGCAAAACAGGATCAGACCTCATTAAATATGCTGAAGAACACTGTATTGAGCAAGGTGTTTCTCTTATGACGTTGAACATGAAAACAGAATTTCCCTTTGATAACTTAATGCTACGCATGGGGTTTAACCTGCTTGAGCGCGTTTATCACAAGTGTTTTTTAGGATAATAAAATGGCAACAGTAGTATTAGCGGGCATAGCATCTGCAATAGGTGCAGCAGCAACAGGTGTTGCAATATTTGGATTAACAGGATTTGCCGCATATACAGCCGCTTTTGCAATTGGTGCAGGTTTATCACTAGTCTCTCGCGCCCTTGCGCCAAAGTTAGATTTGGGCGCTCAGATGGGTGGTCGCTCTGTTATGACAAGAGAGGCGGCTCACTCTCGCAAGATCGTCTATGGTCGAGCGCGGATTGGCGGCAATGTTGTTTTTCTTGAGTCAAGTGGCACTGATAATAAGTATTTATACTTAGTGACTGCCATTGCAGGCCATGAGATTGATGCCTATGAGGAAGTCTGGTTTAACGATGAAAAGGTTTGGGAAAATAATACTTTTACAACTGCTTGGAGAACATCGACCGATGCAAGCACCTCACCTTATATAAATTTTAATTTCTATAAAGGCGATCAGACAGCAGCAGATTCTGGATTAGAAAACGCATCAAACAAGTGGACAACCGACCATAAGCTACTTGATACAGCCTATATGGTTGTTAAGCTTACCTATGACCAGGAAAAGTTTGCTCAAGGTCTGCCAAACATAAGCACGGTCATTCGTGGTAAAAAGGTATATGACGCACAAAAAGATAGTACAAGCGCATATTATGAGTCTAGTTTAGGGGTAGCTACGCAGAGAGAAAACAATTCTGACACATGGCAGTGGAGTCAAAACCCTGCATTATGCATTAGAGATTATTTAGTTGACTCAAAATACGGTTTATCAGAGTCAGTAAACAACATACTAAGTTCTTCAATCGATACAGCAACAGATGTATGTAATCAAACAATTACTCTGTCAGGTGGTGGCACTCAAGTTCGATACACAATAGACGGTGTTGTCGATACTGCTAATTCTATTAAGTCAAACATAGAAACCATGATTGGCTCGATGGCCGGGCGTTTAGTTTACTCTGGCGGTAAGTTTGAGATTCATGCAGGTGAGTACGTAGCGCCAACAGTTACGATTGATGAGTCTATGATAATAGGCGAGATCAGCGTACAAACTAAGCAGTCAAGACGAAACGCATACAACGGTGTTAAAGGTGTCTTTGTTAGCGAAGAAGATAACTATGTTGTTGCTGACTACCCTGCACAAATATCAAGCACGTTTGCCGCGCAAGATGGCGATCCTATCTACCTTGATATGCCCTTGCCTTACACTGTCAACAATGTACGCGCTCAAAGGCTCGCAAAGCTCGCTCTACTGCGTTCTAGGCAACAAGAAGCCATAACCATACCTTGTAATTTAACTGCGCTTAAATTCAAGATTGGGGACAATATAAGCGTTACCAATGCGCGTCTTGGTTACTCTGCAAAAGTCTTTGAGGTTGTTGGTTACTCAATGGCCTTTAGTGCAAATCAAATGGTTGTCAATGTTGAGGCGATTGAAACAGCCTCATCTATATGGGATTGGTCAACATCAGATGAAGAGGTTTTTTTAGGCGGGGGTGAGGTAAGTATTTATGATGGAACAACAGCCGCAGCACCTACTAATCTTGCTGTTACTGGTGACTCTTTTGTCACTGCTGATGGAGCATTTAACACCGCTTTTAATGTTGCTTGGACAAATGCTGATGATGCCTTTACAGATCATTACATCGTGGAGCATAAGTTAGCAAGCGCATCTGAATATATTGCACAACAAACAAACAGCAGTCCTTTTACAATAGTAGGATTGCAGAACAGTCAGCAATACAATGTCCGGGTTAAAGCTGTTAATGAGATTGGTGTTTCTAGCGCCTATGTCTCTGCAACGCCAACTGCGGCAGTAGATACAACAGCACCATCGTTACCAACATCAATCACAGCGACAGCAGGTTACAAGTCAATTAGTTTAGCTTGGACAAACCCAAGTGAGAAAGACTTTAACAATGTAGAGATTTACCGATCAACAAGCTCTAGCGGTACTTATGCAGAGGTATCAAATGTTGCAGGCGGATTTGGTGCAAAGGCAGAACATTTAGATGGTGGTTTAGCTGATGCAACTGCGTTTTATTATAAGTTTAAGTCTGTTGATTTAAGTGGTAACAAGTCAGCCTTTAGCTCTGTTGTAAATGCAACAACTAATGCAGCAGCAATTGATGGCTCTCCTGGTCTTTCTACATATCAAGCAACTGCATTTAGGCGTAAATCTGGAACCGCTCCATCAGCGCCATCAGGCGGTACGTTTAATTTTGGAACTCAGGCATTTACTGCTCCGACTGATTGGCATCCAAGCATTCCTAGCGGCACTGACCCTATTTATGCGTGTAACTTTAATTTCTCTGTATCAGGCAACACTGGAACAGTTACAGCAGGTACTTGGTCAACACCAGTTTTATTGGCTGAGAACGGTACAGATGGTAATCCCGGTGCGGCAGGTGTAAGAAATGCGTCAGGTTATGTTTATTACACAGTGTCATCAGGTAGTGCGCCCAATGCTCCAAGTGCAACGGCTTACAATTTTGGTAATGGCGTATTTACTGGCTTAACAACTAACTGGTCAAGAACACCGCCAACTGTTACAGGAGCAGATGCACAGTATTGGGCTGTTAGTTACTACGCAACTGAGGCAACCTATCAAGGCACACAAACAATAAGCTTTGGAACGGTATTTTCTACAAGCACATTTAACGGTTTAGTCAGCTTTACAAGTTTGAACACTGCTCTTGCTAACACTGGCGGCAATGTAACAACAATTGACGGTGGTTTAATTACTACCGACACGATTACCGTTAATAAGCTAACAGGTGATGTAACAGAAGTTTATCCAATAGCGCAGAGGTTTTTTACAAATACCGGGGGAGCGCAATTACTAACCAATGCCCCTGTTATTTTTTCTAATTTTTCAATACCTGCCCCAGCACTTAATATTGCAAAGCGGCAAAAGATAGATTTGAACTTATTTTTCTTGATTGAAAACACAGGTCAATCGCCTGTTGATTACAGTCAAATAACATTAACAGTACAAAAAAAATCAAAAGGGTCAACGCCTGTACAAATAACAAGTACAGGCAACAAAGTTACGGTTGAAACTGAATCAATACCCTACAATCAAATTATAAGTCTGCCCTTTAATGCACTTGAAACGCTCGATGTTTCTGGAGGGGTGAGCAATAGCTCAAGTCCGTCAATAGTTGGTGACATTAGATCTATT